TTTTTCTTTATTTAATTTGTATGACTGTAGTCTATCAGATACCACTGACAAAATCAACTCCAAATTGCATACAAATCGGACATTTTAAAAAAAATCTTTGTGATCTACCCCACATTTATGAGGTACATACCTATACAAATCGGACATTTCGGGCTCACTACTTTTTTTTGGTATTTTTCCGCTCGATGTGTATCATACATCTAAAAAATACATTAACATTTTCGTCAAATTGAATTTATATGTGACATACATCACATATTATAAAATTGGCGGGTATTGTGAGATAATTAACGCATGACTGTAAACCAAATACTAATACTTGATAATATAAACCAGAATGCTCGGGATTTGGTTGAAGAAAATAAAGATCGTTTTAAACAATATTATCCAAATGAAGACTACAAAATTTGGTATGATGAAGAAATAAAAGATTTTATTAAAGATAATTTTGGTCAAGAAATTTTGCAAGACTATATTACACTTAAACCATACTGCTATAAATCTGACCTAGCTAGATTTTGCATACTTTACAAAAATGGCGGGATTTATTATGATATCCACAATAAGCCTATGACAAAAAATATTCCTGGATATGACCTAATAGCTTTTAGAGATGATCAAAGAAATGGTAGAAATTCGTGGGGAATGCAAACAAGTGTGATTGTAGCTAGAACTCCAGGTAATGATGTATTTGAAAGAACAATATTAAAGATATCTGAGAACGTAAAAAATAGATATTATGGGATATCTGCATTAGATCCAACTGGACCACAGCCATTTGGCAAAGCATTTGCAGATCATGGAGTGGATGGAAACCACTGGATAGGTGATTTTAGACATTTAACTCCAGGATATGACATAAAAAACTATGGATTTATACTTCCAGACGGTGAAATATTTGCTTTATCCAAAAATCACGGAGCTGGAGACATAAATTTGTCAGGATCAAACAATTATAGCGATATGTGGGTAGCAAGGGATGTCTATTTATGATACTTGTCTCAATAATTGCCTATAAAGAGAGAGATTTGGCGGGAACTGTAAGAGATTGCTGGGATAAAGCAATAGATAAAGATAATATTTACTTCTCCATAGTAGAGGAATCTGAAGAATTCTCTGATTTAAGCTTTATTCCTGTGACTCAGATCACACATCAAAAATATGACACATCAGAATATCGTGGAATCCTCTGGGCAAGAAAAAAAACAACAGAAATAGACGTAAATTACGATTATGTGCTTTATATATGTGGTCATACTCGATTTTTGGCGGGATGGGATGAGACTTGTCTCTCAAAATATGACCTTATCACTAGAGATATACAAGATCAAAGAGTAATAATTACTAATCATGGTCCTGTTTACGAGATAAATGAAGATTTCTCCATAAATACTGATCCTGGCTACGGTTTTGGGCATAATACAAGCTATTTTCCTAGCTGGGACATTACAAAAGATCATAATATACCCTTTGCTCCTGGATATTGGTTCCCTAAGCCTGAATTAGTCCCTAAAACACCTTATACAGAGCATTATTGGCTATGCTTTACTTGGTTATTCTCCTCTAGACAATATGTAGAGGAGGTTCCTCTAGCTCCCGCCATTTCTTGGAACGTTGAAGAGCCTTATTCATCTATTATTTCTTCTATTCGTGGCTATAGATTTTTTGCAATACCCGATATAATCTATTACCACCACACAGTCAGAAAATATCCAGATAAAGATTTGGCTGATAACTCCACATCTAGGCCTTGGGTAGATGACAAGAAGCAAAAGTATAGGGAACATGCAGATGAGTCTCTTAAAAGGCTAAATCTGCTCTTATCGGGCAACTATCAAGATATATCTATTGACCAGATTCTTGATTTTTGCAGAAAAAGCAAGCTTAACCCTATGTGGACTAAGTTTGACGAGAATTATCATTTATTAGATGGTTATCAGAATATACAGATAGGTAAATAATGAGCTTTGTAGATGATCTGCGTAATGCTAAAAATGCCAACGAAGTAACATATTTTCGTGGGGGGCTTCCTTTTTCGGCTCAATGGTCGGACCTTGTTGAATACAGAGAAAAAGCCAATCATAACAGAGAAGTAAGATGGGATAACCCAAATCTATCCATTACATTTGAGATCCCAGGATCGCCTCTATTGACCCAATTTGACTGGTTCAACCCCTATCGTGACGCTTTAATAGAAGTCTGGGGGGATTATGTATGGGATGAGCCTGCAACCATAATGTCAAGCGTTATGGGAGATAATAGCGGATTAGGCACACATTCTGATATTTGCCCACAAATACATTGGAATTTAATTGGATATACATTATGGGAAGTTGGTAATAAGACATTTTTAATGAATCCAGGCGATGTAATATTTATTCCTACCGCCGAGCCTCATTCCGTCCGCTCACTTTCCGCACCAAGAGCAGGAATAGCATATTCCATAAAAAATGAGTTATAATATTAATATGATAAAAGTAAAAGAAGCATTTGAAACCAATCAATTTACTATTTTTAAAAACTTTTGTCCTGTATTGCCCACTATAGAAACTTACGAAGAGATATTTAAAGAGTTATCTGAAAAGGGGCCAGCGGGCGTTCATCACGATGTAGAGTTTTTCTTTACACCATACCCTAAGTGGGGAGTAAGATATAACCCAGACCTTCCTCCTGAAATTTGGAGACCTGAAATAAAAGAAAAAATTAATAGGTTGGGTAGCTTTAAAGAAATCTATGAAGAGTTAAAAGAATTTATTCCGCAAACAGATCAAATGTGGCTGCAAATTGCTCGTGAAGTTGGATCTGGTGTTTCAAGGCATTGTCATGATGAGCCTACATTTCATATCAATCAAGTTGGAGTTGTTGAAGTAACAACTTGGGAAGATGAAGATAACCTACCACCAACAAGAACTGAAATTTTATACCCAGGTGACGCTGTTTGGTTGCCTTGTAAGCAATACCATGGCTTTAGAACTCTTGAGGGCCCAAGGGCATGCGTTATTTTATCTTATCAGGTGCAAAAAACACCTTATGACATATCCCTAGGGTAGCTCAACAAGACTCCAAATCCCGTCATTATGTAGCGATCTGGCCCCTCAAGAACTGGCATTGTCCCATGTTCATATCTTGATGAAGCGGGATGGATCAATAAATCACCTGGCTCTGGCTTATAAGTAATATTAAGTTTTGGATAAAATATTTCTCCGCCCTTAAACTCATTTAAGTATATTACCATTCCCCACCTTGTTCCGTTATCTTTATACGATGTATCATCTATTGCTGGGTTATCACAATGAATATTTAAAGATTGACCACCTGAAAATTGACGTAAAATTTTGTCATTACCATTTATCCAACATGTGTTGTTTAAAAAATCAGATTGTTTTTCATTTACATATTTTGTAATGCTTCTATCACCTATATCTACAGTTTTATCTCTCCAAAAAGGGTTTACTATATCTAAGTTTTTATCCCACTCTACAATATTTTCAGCCGTATAGACAAGTGAATTTAACATATCTTGATCAAGAAATTTTTTTACCAAGTATATATTTTCCTCAATCTTTATTGCATTTGGTATATTTAATTTTTCTTCCAAAATAAAAACCTTTCTTTTAAAACATTAAAAAATAATTCTAATTTTTTTTCCAATTCCCTGCCTGGATTTTGTTTAGAAGGTTTTCTTGGAGTTTTAAATTGTGGGCTTCTCATCCACTGTGCTTGATGATCCCTTGCCATTTATTTTGCAAGCCTTGGATTATCTACTAGCGGTACTCCCCATAAAGACAAATCTTCCTGTCTTTTTACACATTCTTCTGTCCCATAACTATAAAATGTTCCTGGATTATTTTCTTTTCTTAAAATAAAATTAGAATAAGCATATCTTATGCCACTTGTAACTTTTTTTACTCCATGAATTGCATCTGAAAAAGCACTATGAATTACCAGATCGCCAGGCTCTACAATAACAACAAGTGGGTCTTCTATAATCTCTGCTCTTGCAGGTGAACCATCAGAATGTATTGTGGGATACCATATTTCTCCGCCTTTAAAATCACCAAAGTAAGCTACGGCTCCAAATTCAATAATACAACATGTACTCCAAACATCTGGTGCAGTAAGCATATCCTCATTTCCCATTCCTGGGCTATCTGCGTGAGCAAACATTTCATCCCCAGGCAACATTCTTTGTAATGATAGGTGCGGATGTGAGACCCATTCGGGACTTAAAAATTTATTTATTTCATTCCAGACATCTACAATTCCAGGGACAATATTTCCCGACCTAGTTTTATAAAATTCTAAGGGGTGGTCTTCTGCATCAAAATTATCATCATTCCACTCGGACATGTAATTGTTAATTTCATTAATTTTTTCTTGAGATATAAACTTTTTATATATCCAAACTCTATCTTTTGAAAGTTCAACTAAATTTTCATTATTCTTAAGCATGCCTACCCCCTAGGTATATCCTATATCATACCATAAATATAGAAATAATCTATTATTTTTAAAAAAAATGAAGTAGGGGTACAATAGTGGTATATGGAAAACTTTACAGAAGCATTAAAAGAGTGTATTTTAAGTAGTGATATAACTCACAAAGTATTTAGAGGTGTTTTGCCAGACACGCCTACTTCAGATGTTTTTTTAGAATATCTTGAAAAGGCAAAATTACAGAATAAGCATAGGTCTGACTTTGAAGGATTTCACATTGTAAATGCTCCTGATACAAACGACTTATTTAAAATGAAAAATGCAAAAAGCTTTGATACATTTTGCTCTGAAGCATATGAAGAGCCTATTAAATCACGCCATGGTTACTCTTTGATTGTTTCAGAAATAATTGATGGTCAAGAAGGTGTTAGTAAAAGCGGGATTGCAAGTCACGTAGATGAACATGATACAATTCACTGGGCATGTGGGGGAGATTCCCTATGGATAATCTCTGACAAAGATGGCGATCACGAATATATATTAAGTTCTGGAGACGTAATATACGTTAAAGAAAATACTTTGCATGATGTAAAGTCTTTGTCAAAAAGAGCTGGAATTATCTTTTGTGCTCGTTAATCTGTATCTTCATCAAATATAAAAGATGGGGCAGGAGCTAATACTTTACCTGCTTCATGTAGTGAAGATAATCCTTGAGCATCTGCACCTAATTTATCAGCAATAATACTTAGCATATCATAATTACGTTGTTCTTGAATAAATATAGCACCAAGCAATTCTCTTACATTTTCTATTGTTGACTCTAGTCTATCCCAGTAATCTTTTGTTTCCAGCTCTTCGCCCAAATTACCCACCGATTATCTCCCTTGTAATATGATCCCATTTGAACTTTTCCATACCAGCAGAATTATTTATAATTAAATCTCCATTACTTGAATTAATTGTGTGAAGCCAAATTAATGGTTGATCTATATCAATTTTCCCAGCCAGTATGTGGTCATTGTTACTTTTTATATGAATTAAAATAGAAAACTCATCTTGCTTTTCTGAAGACTCAATATAAGCCCTTTCAATGTGTATTTTCGCCATCAGCATTCGTTACACTAAGTAAAGGATAATCTTTGTCCATCATAATGTTGAAATCTTCTGAGCCAATCCAAAATATATTAGACAAAACTCTCCAGGAGAAATTTATACCGTTCATAAGAGCATGCTCAATTGCCCATGATAAAACTTCAGAATCTAATTTTCTTCCAGCTTCAATAAGTTTCATGTACTGTATGCCATTTACTGTTCGTGTTGTAAATATTGCATTACTTCTTGATGGTTTAAAAGATTCTGGCATATCTGGATTTGTCAGCCAATCGCATTTAAATATTTTGCAAGGATTCATTGGGCGATCTTCATAATCTCCACAACCTTTTCCAATTTCAACAAATATGCAAGGCTTGAGTTCTCCATAATTATCAGAACCCATTTCATGACCCTTAATAGTTGCTCTTAAATGACCTTCGCAACATTTAGTGCAACCTTCACAAGAACGTCCTTCAACAATTGGCAAAAAGTCCATGGATTATTTTTCTATGAGTCTTTCAGCTAGGTCTTTCGGAGAAACTAGTGCATGTTGTTTTTTGGACAACTTTATTCCACCAACAGAATAGCTCCAGGCAACTAATTGAGAGCATATAACACTTTTTTCATTTTCGGCTCTTTTTAAGTTTGGAAATAAGCCAAGAAATAAAATTTTAAACCCAATATTTATAATAGACCAAAACCCATAACTATCTCCAACAAAACCTTTTGCACGATCTGCTATTTTTTGTCCTTGATCTGTATTCAAATTATCAACTACTGTATTCCAAAGAATTGGATTTTTATCATACTTGTCAAGTTTGCTAATTGTCACCCCAACTGGGCGGGCTTCTACAATTTTTCCATCTCCAATATAAATTCCAGCGTGATTCCATTTAGAGCCAGTTCCCAGCCTAATAAGTAATCCAGCTAGGCCATCTGTTTTAACAACAAAATAATCACCAATATTAGGTAGCATCTAAATTCCTCAATTCCTTTAAAATATTCTCGTACAATTGTATGCCAGCAATTTGTTCATAATTGCAAGCCAAGCATTTTAATCTTATTTTATCATCATTTCCCATAAAATGTATTAGATCATAAACTAAGGGTTTTTCTTTTTCGTGGTTTGGACAGGCGAGAGGTTTTACCACTCCCGCCTGAGCCAAATTGTAATACCGTGAAAATACCTGAATTTTCATCAGTATGCTATGTTCGCCTTCTGAAATACAGATGTAACATATTGGAAGACAGTAGGATTTCCTGGAACTGGTTTGAACCAAGAATTCATATTGTCTGCTCTTGATGGGTAAAGATGTGCTGCTACTGCTTTTCTCCAGTCGTGGTACTTGTTATATGAATACTGAAGTTCATTAATCATACGTTCATCCTGTACCCATTCTGGTGCATCACATGCATTTTTGTATCCCATAAAGTTATCCCATGATGTTGGCATGTATTGAAAAGCTCCACATGCACTACTGGAATAAGATTGACGTAAATATGCACCAACTCCCCCAGTTTCCTGGGATTTGATCGCATTGGCCAACCTTGATATTATTACTCGCTTGTCTACTCTTGAATTTAAATTTAGCTTTAAGCTAAAAGCGGGCATTAAAAAAGTATTTCTAGTGGATAGATCATTAATTAAATAAACAGTATTCTGCTTATTACTTTTATTATTATTTAATATATCAATATTAATAATATCTTTAATATTAACTAAATTAATATATTTATTAATATATAATATATTTTTATTATACACTATTAATTCTTTTGCATGCACTGCAGAAGCTGGTTGTACACCAAAAAGTAATGTGATAATTGTCACAAAACACATTCCAAGTGCAATTCTTATCCTTGCCATGTTCTCATTGTTCATTTTGAACCTCCTAGGGAAAGAGTAGTAAAAACAATCGTATCATGATATACTAAGAAAAACAAGTGAGGAATTCTATTTAAGCGTGATTATTTCATTTACAGGTGACGCAATGCGTTATATGGATAAAAATACTGGGTATGGACAAGCATCAGAGATGATCTTTAAAACATTTAAAAAACTTGGTGTTAACTGTGGTTTTGAAATAAAAAATCCAGATATAGAAATTTCTTTTGCAAGTCCAGAAACTCATTACTGGTTAAATAAAAATTCATATAAAATTGCTTACACTGCTTGGGAATCAACAGACCTTACAAAATCTGGAAAAAAAATTATGAGTCAGGCAGATGAAATTTGGGGAACATCCCCCTGGGTAAAAAATGTTTTTGATCATTTATTTCCAGATAAACCAGTATTCTATTATAAACACGGAATTGATGAAAGATTTATTCCAAAACTAAGAAAAGATAAAAAAACACCATTTACCTTTTTGCACATAGGAGAGCCGTCATCTAGAAAAGACGGACAACTTGTGGCAGATTGTTTTGTTGATCTTTTTGGAGATGATCCAAACTATAGATTAGTTTTTAAAGCAGCTGGCATGAATACTGTAAAGCTTTTTGATAAATACGGATACAGCGTTTCTCCAAATACTAAAAATAAAAATATTATTGAAATAACAAACTTTTTAACAAATGAACAAATTGTTGGGTTGTATAATTTATGCGATGTTTTTGTTTACCCATCTTGGGGTGAAGGCTTTGGATTCCAGCCATTAGAAGCACTTGCCACTGGAATGCCAGTTATCAGTACTGATGTTTGGGCGGACTATAAAGATTTTATTACGTATCCTATTCAGTCAGAACTTTCAACAAATCCATGGCAGGACATACATCCTGGATATATGTTTAAACCAATTAAAGAAAGTTTAAAAAAACAAATGCTTGAATCAACAAATAATTATTCTGAAGTTGCTAAAGAAACATTTAGAAAATCGTTTTTAATTCATGAAGAGTATGACTGGTTAAACGTTACAGAGCCAGTTATTAAAAGGCTAAAACAAATATATAAAAATGCCTAAAAGTTGATTTTCAAAAAATCAATATGGTACACTTAAGACTCAATCTAAAAATTAGGAGAAGCAATGTCCAATACAATTAAAAACCCATATGAAAACTTTATTGCACTGTCTCGTTATGCGAGATGGCTGGAAAACGAAAATCGTCGTGAGACATGGGGTGAAACTGTAAACCGCTACTTCAAGTTTATGGTTGAGCAATTAGAGACCAAGCATAACTATAAACCAAATCCAAAACTTGTTGAAGAACTTCGTGATGCAGTATTTAATAGAAATGTTATGCCATCTATGCGTTCTGTCATGACTGCAGGACCCGCACTAGAGAGAGAAAATGTTTCTGGTTACAATTGTGCATTTCTTCCAGTAGATAATGCAAGATCATTTGATGAAGCAATGTATATTCTTATGTGCGGTACTGGTGTTGGATTCTCTGTTGAGTATAAGTACATTAACAAATTACCGTCGCTTCCAGAAACACTTGAAAAATCATCAACAACAGTTATTGTGGGAGATTCAAAGGAAGGTTGGGCAAAAGCATATCGTGAACTTCTCGGACTTCTCTGGGCGGGGCAGATACCTCAGATTGATATTAGTAAGGTTAGACCATCTGGTGCTCGTCTTAAAACAATGGGCGGAAGATCATCTGGACCGCAACCACTAGTAAATCTTTTTGATTTTACAATTCAGGTATTCAAGGGTGCACTTGGTCGTCAACTAAAACCAATTGAATGTCATGACATTATGTGTAAGATTGGTGAAGTTGTTGTAGTTGGTGGAGTTCGTCGTTCTGCAATGATTTCTCTTTCAAATATTAATGATATTGAAATGGCACAAGCAAAAGCTGGAAATTGGTGGGAAAAAAATTCACAACGTGCATTGTCTAATAACTCTGTTGCGTATTCACGCAAACCAGAGATGCAGCAATTTATAGCAGAATGGAAATCTTTGTATGACTCTAAGTCGGGAGAAAGAGGTATCTACAATGTGGCAGCAGCCCAAGCCCAAGCAGCAAAATATGGAAGACGTAGTGCAGATATTCACTATGGAACTAACCCTTGCTCAGAAATTATCCTACGTCCTTATCAGTTTTGTAACCTTTCAGAAGTCGTACTTCGTGAAAAGGATACAGTGGAAGATGTTACAAATAAAGTCCGTCTTGCATCCATTCTAGGAACATGGCAATCAACTCTTACAGACTTTAAGTATATCCGCAAGATTTGGAAAGATAATACTGAAGAAGAGCGTCTACTTGGAGTTTCACTTACTGGACAGTTTGGTCATAAGTTTTTTTCTGGACAGGAAGGTCTAGATAAGCTTGGGGATATTCTTGCTAATCTTCGTCAATGGGCGGTAGATGTTAATATTGTAGAGGCAGAGAAAATTGGGATTCCCGCCTCAGCAGCAGTAACTTGCGTTAAGCCTTCGGGCACAGTGTCCCAATTGGTCGGGGTGTCTTCAGGAATGCATGCATGGCATTCAGATTACTATATTCGTACAGTTCGTGGGGACAAGAAAGATCCTATTACCCAGTTCCTTAAGGATTCAGGTATTCCTGCAGAAGATGATGTAATGAAGCCAAATGATACAACTGTATTCTCATTTCCAGTAAAAGCACCAAGGCATGCTATTACTAGAGATAAGCTTACTGCTATTCAGCAGCTTGAGGTATGGTTAACATACCAACGTCATTGGTGTGAGCATAAACCATCTATTACAGTTTCTGTAAAAGAAGATGAGTGGATGGAAGTTGGGGCATGGGTATACAAGCATTTTGATGAAGTTTCTGGAATTTCATTCCTGCCATATTCAGAACACACATATGTTCAAGCTCCATATCAAGAAGTGACAAAAGATCAATACGAAGAAATGTTGGCAAAAATGCCAAAAGATATTGATTGGAATGCTTTATCTTTATATGAACTTGAAGATTCAACTACTGGATCGCAAGCACTTGCTTGTGTAAGTGGAGAGTGTGAGATAGTAGATATTAACTCATAATGTTTTCAGCAATAACATTTTATTGGGGTAGTGATAAAAACCTATATAAATATGTTGAGGATACTTCTGAATATACTGACGACATAGTTATAGGTCACATTAATTTGTTTGGAAAAACACCTAAGATTGATGGAGCAAAAATTATTCCGTTTACCCATCAATATTTATTAAAATATGGTCATAGTGCAATTTTAAACTATTTAGATTCAGAGTGTAAATACAATTGGACATTTCATGCTGCTGTGGGCAAAAAAATTACAGCATTTAATTCTGATAAGATTAAAAATGCACCAGAAAATGTGTCTGGCTATGCTTCAACAGAAAAAGGCTTAGGCGGATGTTGGAGCAACCTTCATAATAAAAATAAAGCGGAATGGGTAAAAACTGTTCATGAAGTTATTATGCCAAAGCCTGGTTTTGTAAATTCAGATGAAATAGCAATAGAATGGGAAAGATCTAGTTATTTGTATGACGGGGAAGCTCAAAAAAGAGTTTGTCAGATGTATAGGCAAATGACAAGGACAAAATGGGTGGCATTAGAAGACATGAATCCTCATCCAGCAAGAGATAGGGCTATATCAATGTATAAAGAACATGAATATGCTTATGATCTACCCAGAGAAGATCTTTTAGGTTATTTGATCAACCACAACTTAGAAGCAGGAATGTGATATACTGACCTTACAATACCCGCCACGAAAGTTGCTTAATGGAGCATCGCACCAGGCGGGTTTTCTTATGATTTGGGACACATAACTGTTATAATTTAACTATAAATCTGGGGTGAAAAATGGCGTATACAAATTTTAAAATTATTCAGGGCGATGCTTGGTCCCTGACCTTGACTTATACTGATATAAACGATATCCCTATAGATATTTCTGAATATGAACTTATTGCTGAGGTTACAGATAAGCCAGGAAGCAAAAATGTTGTAGCAACAACAAATACCCAATCAGGTGGAATTGTAACTGTAAATGATGGAACTGGAGCAACAGTAAAAGTTACATTTAGCGGAGAACAGACTAGAAAGTTTGTTTTGCCCAAATCTTACTATCAAGTTAAGATAGTTGATACTGCAGATACATTATTAAATGGCTGGGTGGAATTAGAAGCGAGTAACTTATAATGGCTAAAACTTATTATCAAACAACTAAAGTTGTAAAAGTAACAGAGCCTAACAAAGTTGTTATTAGATCTAATTCTGCAGCATCTGGAGCAAAGGGTGATCCAGGTTCTCAATTTTTAACGGGTCCAGGTGTACCATCAAATCTTATAGGACGTGTTGGAGATTTGTATGTTGATATAAATACAAAAACTGTTTATGGTCCAAAAACAAATTCGGGATGGCCAACAACAGTTTTGTTTCAAGGCTTTAACAAAGAACTGTTAGGACAGGTTTACGAAATTTCTTCACCAGCATCTATATGGGAAATACAACATAATCTTGGATATAATCCAAATGCAACATGCATTGATACTGCGGGAACCGTAGTAGAAGGAGATATATCCTACCCCAATGAAAATCTAATGGTAATACAATTCATCGGGGCTGTATCTGGAAAGGCATATCTTTCTTGATACAAAAATTACGAAAGGGTAGGTAAAATATAATGTCTAGATTGTTTCTAACAAATATTGACCTGAATACAAACGAGCTACAAAATGCCGTAATTCAAAACCTTTCTTCTGCCCCATCCAGTGGCAATAAAGAAGGTCGAATTTACTATGACAGTACTACACATGTTCTTCGTTATTACGGAGCAAACGGTGCTTGGTACAATTTAGCAGCAGGAGGAACCGCAGCATCAACTGTTACTTTAACAGGAGATGTTACTGGAACAGCAAATGTTGATCCAGCCACTGGAATCATTACTCTCAGCACAACTATTGATTCTTCTTTTGCTACAAAATATTATACTGATAATGCTGCCTCAACAGCACAATCAAACTCAGAATCTTATACAGATTCAGCAATTTCTACCGAAGTTACAAATCGCAATTCTGCAATAGCTACTGCTAAATCAGAATCTGAGTCTTATACTGATGGAAGAATTACTTCTGAGGTATCAGATAGAAACGATGCAATTGCAACAGCTTTGTCAACTGCAGAATCTTATACAGACTCGTCAATTTCCACAGAAGTTTCAAACAGAAATACTGCTATTACTAATGCAATAAATTCTGCAACAACTTCTATAGAGTCTTATGCTGATACTGCAGCATCTACTGCACAATCAAATTCAGAGGCTTATACTGATAATAAGTTTACTAATTTTACGGATCCAACATTTAATAGTGTAACTGTTACAAATAATGTTACTGTAAATGGTGACCTTGATGTAAAAGGAACTTTAACTGCAGTAAATAAGCAAGAAATTGATATATCAGATAATACAATTGTACTTAATTCTAATTTTACTTCAGGAAGCCCATCTCAAGATGCAGCAATTCAAGTAAAACGTGGTAGTGCAAATACAGTAGGTATTGTTTGGTCTGAAGGAAACCAAGACTGGACAATTACAAATGATGGAAATAACTATTTTGCAGTAGCTCGCAAAGCAGTATTTACAATTGGAGATTCTTCAAATACATCATTTGATGTAGTTCACAATCTCGGTACACAAGATATTACAGTTGCAGTTCGTATGAATAATGCTGATTATGAACTTGTAGAAACTGATGTTAAGATGAAAGACGCAAATACAGTTACAATTGCATTTACAGATGCCCCAGCACTAAATGCTTATAAAGTTATTATCGTAGGATAATAAAAGAAATTAGAGGAGGATCAGATGTCAAAAAAAATGTTAACCCCATTAAATCTCTTAACGAGAGCATCTGATCCATCTTCTGGGATAGAAGGAGATGTATATTTTAATACATCTGATAGCAGCATTAGAGTTTATAATGGTGCAACATGGGTTACGATTATGAAGTCTACAGATCCAATTCCATTTTACGAACATACCCACACTTATGATGGAGATGTACATACAGTTGAAGTTAATAACATTATTGACATGACAAAAACAAATGATAAATCTTTAACTTTTGAAACATTGCCTGATATAATTGGATATGACGGCGGTGGTCCTAATGCAGTTGCTACAGAACCATCGAATTCAAATCTCAGTTTATTGGACGGTGGCAAGGTTGTCAACTAGTTTCCCAAATAATATAGACACAATAGTAAATCCAAATTCAACAGATCCATTATCTTCCCCATCACATTCAGATCAGCATATAATTGCAAATACCGCAATTGAAGCTCTTGAAGCTAAGGTTGGTATTGATGGTTCAACAGATCCAAACTCCCTTGATTACAAGGTTTCTCAGCTAGAAGCAGCGGGCGGGACCACAACAGTAGAAGTTCTTGGACTTCAAGGTAATAATGATTTAGAAGTTTATGGCATAGAAAATCCAACAGTAATAGATACACTAGATACAAGTATTTGGCAATCAGCTGAATATAAGTTGCAAGTAACAAAAGGTTCAGATGTTTATTCATCAGAAATAAATGTCTTGTTCACACCTTCTGGAGCTAATGTTTCAGAATTCAATATTATAACTTCAAGCGATGGCGTTACAAATCCCGCCAACTTTGATTTTGTATATAATGGAAGTATAATTGATTTAGTAATCACACCAGTTTCAGGTTCTGTATCAGTAAGATTTTACAGAACAGCTTTAAAAAAATAAATTAAAACAAGGAGCACAACCCAACAATGGCAACAGTAGATAAAAACTTTAGAATTAAAAATGGATTAGTCGTTGAAGGTACCACAGGTACAATCAATGGACATAATATCCTCACAGAATCAGCAGGCGATTCATATATCCTTAATCTTGTTGGCGGAGCTACACTTGTTAAATCCGTTGATACATTAGTATTTAACGTTGACGGTTCAGGTAAGCTTACAGTCAATGCTAATACCTTTGATGCATATGGTGCAGCTTCACAAGCATTATCAGATGCTAATTCATACACAGATTCTGCTATATCAACAGAGGTTTCAAATAGAAACTCTGCAATTTCTTCTGCAATTAGCACTGAGGTATCAGATCGTAACTCAGCTATAGCAACAGCATTATCAACAGCAGAGTCATACACAGATTCAGCTCTTTCAACTTCAGAGTCTTATGCAGATTCAGCAGTCTCAACAGAAGCCTCAAATCGTCAAACAGCAATTAATTCAGCACTTACAGTAGCAGAAAATTATGCAGATACAGTATCAGGAAATGCTCTTAATAGTGCAAATTCTTATACTGATTCAGCAATCAGCACAGAAGTTTCAAACCGTAACTCTGCAATTGCTGCTTCTCTCTCAACCGCAGAAGGATACGCAGATACTGCAGCCACAAATGCACAAAATGCAGCTGAAGGCTATACAAATTCTGCAATTTCATCTGAAGTTTCCCGTGCAAATGGAGCATATGATGCAGCAGGATCTGCAGCAAATGCACAAACCGCAGCACAAAGTTATGCAAATACAGCAGCAACTAACGCACAAAATGCAGCAGAATCTTATGCAGATACTGCAGCAACAAATGCTGAAAATGCAGCTAAATCTTATGCTGACACAGCAGCAACCAATGCGGAAAATGCAGCTAAGTCTTATGCGGATACAAAAGTTGCGGATCTCGTAAACAGTGCTCCATCAACTCTTGATACACTTAAGAAAATTGATGATGCTATCAATAATGATGCAAACTTATCATCAACTTTGCTTAGCGATATTGCAACAGCTCAGGCTACAGCAGAATCATACACTGATGGAAAGATTACAACAGAGGTTACAAATCGTAACAATGCGATAGCAACAGCAAAATCAGATGCTATTTCAACTGCTGAATCTTACACAGATGCTCAAATCGCTGCTGGTAATGGAACAGCAACACCTACATACGAAGCACTTAATGTAAACTCAGTTTCTCTTATTGCTTCTGCAAAGGTAAGCGTTCCAACTGCTGGAACAGCAACCGCCTACTCATGGTCAGCAACACAATATGCAACTGCAAAAGCACTTGTAAAATTTTCTACTGCAACACACACTCAAGTAACAGAAGTTCTTCTAACACTTGACGCAGCAAATAACATTGCAATCACTCAATTTGGTGAAGTTGGAACAAACGGGGAACTTGGAACAATCACTGCTAACTATGCAGCTGGTGTGGTTTATATCAC